AGACTTACGTGCCGCAACAAGACGAAAAAGTTCTGCCGCCTGCGCTGAATATGCAGATTGGTAAATATCTGTGGTCAACCAAAAAGGGCTGGCGCTCTATGAAGACAGAGTTTCAGAACGACGCTAAACAAAACAGCGAGAATTCTTCGGCATGAAAAGCCCTATCCTCGGCTCTAGCTATGTAGCCCGCAGCTCTAACGCTGCGGATAGCCGCATGGTGAATCTGTTTCCAGAGATGGTGCCGGAAGCAGGTAAGGAACCCGCGTTCCTGAGCCGCGCGCCGGGGCTGCGGCTGCTTGCCAACATGGGTGCTGGCCCGGTTCGAGGGCTGTGGCAATTTGGTGGCTACGGCTACGCGGTCAGCGGAACTAATTTGTACCAAATCGCGCCCAATTGGACTGTGTCTGTTATCGGTGCTGTGTCTGGTACCGGCGCAGTTTCAATGTCAGATAACGGCAACCAGTTATTTGTTGCTTGTGATGGCCCAAGTTACATCTACAATCCTTCTGCATCTACTTTTCAGCAGATTACCGATCCCGACTTTCCGGGCGCGGTCACAGTGGGTTACTTAGATGGATACTTTGTCTTTAATGAGCCTAACAGCCAAAAAGTTTGGGTTACAAGTCTGCTTGAAGGTACTCAGGTTGATGCGTTGGATTTTGCCAGTGCGGAAGGATCGCCCGACGGACTCGTCGCACTAATTATTGACCACCGCGAAGCTTGGTTGTTCGGGTCTAACTCGGTAGAGGTCTGGTACGACGCAGGTAATGCAGACTTTCCATTGTCGCGTATTCAAGGCGCGTTTAATGAGATCGGTTGCGCGGCGGCGTACTCGATAGCCAAACTAGACAACGGCATCTTCTGGCTAGGCTCAGACGCTCGCGGTAGCGGTATTGTTTATCGTGCCAACGGCTACACGGGTCAACGGATTAGCACGCACGCCGTTGAGTGGCAGATTCAGCAGTACGGCGACATCTCTGACGCGGTGGCTTACACTTATCAGCAAGACGGCCACGCTTTCTATGTGCTGATCTTCCCCTCCGCCAATACGACTTGGGTCTATGACGTAGCCACTCAAGCATGGCATGAACGCGCTGGGTTCAACAACGGTCAATTCACGCGTCACCGTAGCAACTGTCAAATGAACTTTGGCGGTGAGATTGTTGTCGGTGACTTTGAGAACGGCAACATTTACGCGTTTGACCTGACTACGTACTCAGACAACGGCGATCTTCAGAAATGGCTGCGGTCTTGGCGCGCGTTGCCTACCGGCCAAAACAATCTTAATCGTACCGTGCAGCACGGTCTGCAATTGGATTGCGAATCTGGCGTAGGTTTGGACGGCAACGACCCCTACACCTTACTTGATTCGCTGAACACAGAATTGGGCGGTGCGTTGTTAGCCGAAAGCGGCGCGACGCTTCTGGTATCTGTGACTACTGTGCAGGGTACTGATCCGCAAGTTATGCTGCGTTGGTCTGATGACGCCGGCCATACATGGTCTAACGAACACTGGCGCAGCATGGGCAAGATCGGTGAATACGGGCGGCGCGTAATCTGGCGTCGTCTTGGTATGACACAAAAGCTGCGTGACCGAGTGTATGAGATCTCAGGCACTGACCCGGTAAAGATCGCTATTATGGGCGCTGAACTTCACTTGTCCCCAACAAATGGCTAGCCCACTTAACATTAGCAACATCCCCGCGCCTCGCGTCGATTTTATCGACCCGCGAACCGGACTTATGTCTCGGGAATGGTATCGCTTTTTCTTTAACCTGTTCAATCTGACGGGCGGCGGCACAAACGATACTTCGCTGACTGATCTTCAAATTGGCCCACCAGTCTATGATTTGACTGGTGAAATTGCACAAGTCAGCAACACGACGCAGCTTGCAACTGCTTCAAACTCTACCGTTGATCAGCTTTATGAAGCACTTAAACGGGTAGATGCGCTGGAAGAATCTCCAGTCGGCAATGATCAGCTTTATGAAGCGATCAAACGAATTGAGGCGCTGGAAGAAGCGCCAATTGGCAACGAGATTTATGAGTTGGTCAAACGTATTGAGGCGCTGGAAGCAGCCCCTTGGCAACAGCCCTACACTAAGCGGGTTGCGTATGGTTCGTTCTATGACGTTACCACGCAAACGGCTGCGGCAATCAATACCGCCTACGCGATGACGTTTAACACCACTGATTTGTCCTTCGGGGTGACTTGCGGCTCGCCAACATCTAGAATCATTGTTGATACGGCGGCGCTCTATAACATTCAGTTCTCAGCACAACTGGACAACACCAGCGGCGGAAGCCATCTAGCCTATATTTGGCTGCGGATTAACGGAACCGACGTTCCGAATTCCGCAGGCCAAGTTCGATTGAAAGGCATAGACGGTGAATTAATAGCAGCGTGGAACTATGTTGTATCGTTAAAAGCTAACGATTATTTCGAAGTTATGTGGGCAACGAATGATACTTCTGTGCAAATTACAGCGTCTAGTGCCGTTGCGCCTGTTCCTGCCATTCCATCTGTTATTCTTACTGTAACGGACAACATTACGTAGGCATCCAATGACGACCCTTACCCCGACACCCAAACAACAGTTCCTTGACGCCAACGGCAACCCGCTATCTGGCGGCAAGGTTTATTCGTACGCTGCGGGAACTACGTCGCCATTAGTGACTTATACCGACGAAAGCGGCACGACGCCTAACACCAATCCGGTGATTCTGGACAGCCGAGGCGAAGCGGAAATCTGGTTGGGTGTGGCGTCATATAAGCTCAAGCTCACCACATCAACTGATGTTGAAATCTGGACAGTCGATAACATCGTCAGCGCCAGCGTTCAAGCACTTGCCGACTTGTCTGAATCTAACGGCTCTGCGTTGGTAGGTTACCTACCCGCAGGCACCGGCGCAGTTGCTACGACTGTGCAAGCCAAGCTGCGTCAGACGGTGTCGGTCAAAGATTTTGGGGCTGTTGGTGATGGCATAACAAATGACACCGTTGCAATTCAAGCTGCTGTTGATTACGCCAGATCATCGAATAATGAAACTGTAGTGTTTTCTGCTGGGCGGTATCTAATAACAAACACGATAAACATCGGGCCGGGCACAAAAATACAGGGTTCCAACACGGATTATGGTGGAGTTGCAGGCACCACATCGTTCCCACTCCAGCTTTCAGATTCAAAAGGAACCGTAATCATTTTTGCGCCAACGACAGAGAAGTCGTTGTTTGTTCCGTCGCTTCCTCTTGGGGGAAGTGCTGCTTGGAGCGCCATAAGCATCAAGGGTTTAAACATCTGGGGCAACACCACTCCTGACGCTTTCCATCGAGCTGAACTTGGCATTGCTGCGGACATTACTACCAGTCTGTACGCAATAGACTTTGACAACGTGCAATACGGCAACGTTGAAAATGTGGCAATCATGGGCTTCCAAGCAGGTATCCGTGAAGGTCATGGGTGCCAAGAAAATACGTTTACCAAAGTAAACATTCAGCGTTGTCGAGTAAGTGTTCTCTATTCAAGCATGACAAGCGCGGCAGAAGCCACATCAAGTGTTTGGCGTGATTGCGTAATGAGAACATCACTACACGCGGTTCAGTGCATTGACGATGGTTCTCAAACATATAGCGGTGACAGCCTACAAATCCGTTTTCATAGCTGCTATTTTGAGGATGTGGCAAGTCATGGATTTGTTCTCGCTAGGAGGTCAAAAGACTGGTGTTTTGTGGATTGTTACGGAGAACAAATTGGCAAAGATACTGGCGTTGCAACTCGCTCGTGTTTTTATGTTGGGGCAGGTGCAGGAATAGGCGCCGCAACAACGCTGAACAGCTTATCAATATTAGGTGGTCAATATGCTGGGGATGATTCAGCGGCGAGCATATTCCTACAGGCCAACTATACCGATGGTGTCAACCTGATCGGATGTACTGCAAAACGGTTTGGTGTGGGAATTTCCGCTACCGCAAACACCCGAGATAAATCAATCTACATGGCGAACCCGCTGTTTAATAGCGTGCCGACCTTATTCAGCGGAACCACAAACAAATTACAGGGAATCTACAGAACAGTTACCACTGAAGGAGGAAGTAACGAAGTAATACTAAAAATAAGTAGTATTACAGCAGATGGTGATCTTGTTGTGTTTCCTGCCGTTGGTAGTAATTTGCGGCTTGGCGATGGGGGGACAACTGGCGATGTTCGTCCGGGAAACGCGGCTGTAGATTTAGGTGACTCTGCGATTCGCTGGAGATACATTTATTCAGATGGGCTAACTACCGATGCAAACTATCTTCTTTATGGGAAAACTGCGTACGTTTCAACAAGTACAGACGGAGTCGCGCTAAACAAGTTAGGGTTTATTCAGGCCTCCTATACATCGTCCCCGGCAGTATACTTAAATAGAAACGGTACTGATGGAACTCTCGTTTCTTGCATAAAAGCAGGTGTTAATGTCGGTTCAATTTCGGTTACAGCTTCCGCGACCGCGTATAACACTTCATCAGACTACCGACTAAAAGAAAACGTAAATGATTTACAAGGCTCTGGCACGTTCATTGACGCGTTGCGGCCCCGATCATGGGAGTGGAAAGCAACGGGGGCGACTGGGGCCGGATTTATAGCCCATGAATTGCAGTCCGTATCCCCATCTAGCGTGACGGGCACTAAAGATGCCGTTGATGCCGATGGAAACCCAGAATTCCAAGCTGTTGAATATGGCTCCGCCGAAGTTATCGCAAACCTAATAGCCGAAGTCCAAGCCTTGAGAATTAGATTGGCTGGATTGGAAAGCAAGTTTAAGGAATAAATTATGATTACCGTTAAGGTTCTAATCCCGGCAAAAATTGCCGAAGCGACACAAACGACGCAATACACTGCGACGGGTGTAACGACCATCATCGACAAATTTACCGCTACGAACTACAGCGGTTCAGCAGCGACAATCTCGGTGAATCTGGTAACGTCGGCGGATACGGCAGGTAGTCAGAATTTGATTACTAAAACCAAGACGTTGCAGCCAAATGAGGTCTATACTTTCCCTGAGTTGGTGGGGCAAGTGCTGTCAGCCGGTGCGTTTATCAGCACCATTGCCGGAACTGCATCTGCAATCAATATTCGGGCTTCTGGGCGTGAAGTTAGCTGATGACGTGTGGCAGGTGATTTGCAACACTCTGGACAAGTACGACGGTCTAGATTGTCGCAATATGCCAGAGTTAAGACGATATGTTGAGACACACACCGAAATAACATTGTTTGATGGCGGTGTGTTTATATCGGACGGCAACGAGTTTGATTTGTTTGTAGTGCCAGAAAAGCGTGGAAAATGGGCGATTCGCAGGGAAGTAAACGCTTTTCTTGCTAAACTAGCACAGACACATAGTAAAGCAGTTGTTAAGATTTACCCAGAAAACAAGCCTTCCTTGCGGTTGGCACGCGGATTTGGTTTTGAACCAGTCGGTAAAGACGGCCGACAAATAGTTTTGGAGCGACCATTATGAGCAGCGTAATCAAAAAAGCGGGTGGGTTGATTGGGGCTGGACTAGGTTTTGCTGTCGGTGGCCCTGCTGGTGCTGCTTTGGGCGCAAGTATTGGTGGGGGTCTGCAAGGGTCTGCTTCCGCAAGCGACCAAGCAAAATCTATTGAACAAGCCGGTCAAACAGGCGCAGACGCAGCGCGTTATGCTGCCGACATTCAGCGTCAAATGTTTGAAAGACAAGTTGAACTCCAAGAACCTTGGCGGCAAGCTGGTGTTGGGGCGCTTAACAAGTTGATCCCATTAGCATCTGAATACCAGCCGTTTGGTATGCAACAATTCCAGCAAGACCCCGGATACGCGTTCCGAATGTCCGAAGGCATGAAAGCACTTGATCGTAGCGCCGCCGCGCGTGGGGGTTTGTTGTCTGGCGCTACGCTTAAAGGCGCGCAACGATTCGGGCAAGGTTTGGGTAGTGAAGAGTACCAGAACGCTTTCAGCCGTTATCAAACAGAGCGTCAAGCCAGACTTGGGCCGCTGCAATCGCTGGCTGGCGTAGGGCAAACCGCCGCTACTCAAGTAGGCGAATACGGCGGTCAAGCCGCTTCACGAATGGGTCAAGCCGCGCTGTCTGGCGGTGCAGACGTTACTAACGCCATGCTTGGTGCGGGTAACGTGCGCGCCAGTCAATATGGCGGAATGGGAACTGCGCTCGGGACGGCTATTACCAACCCCTCAATCCAAAACTATCTTGCGGGGCTTTACGGCGGGCAAGGTATGGGGCAATCTGACTTTTCCCGAGGCTATACGCCTGCTAACTACGGTTAATAAATCATATGGCTGACGGAATCGTAAATTTTGGGCTTATTCAACCTGAAGCGAGTAATGCTTTTCTTCGGAATCTTCAAGGTGCGCAAGACCGTCAACAAGTTCTAGCGCAACAAGAGCGGCAGAACAAACTAGCCGATCTCCAATTCCGCGCTGCGCAACGCGGCGAAGAAGAAGCGATGGCGGAGCGCGAGGCGTATAAAGCCGGAGGTTCGCTGGGCGACGTTTCGCAGCGGATGATGCAATCTGGGTTGGGCAAGCAATCTCTTGCGCTGCAAAAGCAAGAGCAAGAGCAGCGAACCGCACGGATCAATCAGGCTAAAGAAGCGCTTACCTTGATGAAATCATCTGCCGCGTCGATCCTCGCTGATCCGAATCCTGTAACCGCTAAACAAAAATTGATCCAGCTTGGGCAACTTACTGGGCAAGATTTAAGCGGAGATCTTGCCCAACTTGAGTCGTACGGAAATGATCCGGTTCAAATTAAGCGATGGGCTGCTGGTTACGCAATGGAAGCGGATAAGCTACTACCCAGATTCGAGACGCAAAATCTTGGTGGCACTTCTGAACGTCAAGGCTTTGATCCGCTTACCGGCGCACCTGTCGGCCCAGCGCAGGTTACGAAAAGGACTGCTACGCCGGACGCAGTCATGGCCGATGCACGCGCACGGCAGAAAATGGCTCAAGACGAACGTCAGTTTGGAATAAGCCAAGCGAATAAAGGTGTAGCAGGCGCGGTACCGCTAAAGCCGCTTACAGAAGCACAAACAATTAAGTTGCGTACCGATGTGGGTAAAGACTACAAGTCTGCAACAACTGCGCTATCTCAAATGGATGATTTGTTGACTTCAATTCAACAAGTAAAAACTGCGCCCGGCTTGTCGGCGGCTACCGGTTACATTGGAAAATATTTGCCCTCCCGTCCTGAAGGCGCTGCGGCTCAAGCTGAAACGCGATTGGCTAACTTACGCGGTAAAGTGACTGCTTTGGGTAAAGCAACTGCGGCTATGTCGGGTTCAATTGGATCAATTGCCAATCAAGAATGGAAAATTTTGGCGGATCAAATTGCAGTCCTAGATGAAGTTAAAGGTAAAGGGCCGTTGCTTGAACAAATTGACCTATTGGAATCGCAAGCTAAAGGTGCGGCTGAACGTATTCGTGACGCGTATGAAAAAACACGCGCCGAAGATTTTGAGCGTTTTCCGCAGTTTCGTGATCTGCCAAAATCTAAAGCGCCCGGCGCGCCTGCTGCTGCGTCGCCCAACATTGACGCTCTTCTGAATAAGTACAAATAACCATGGCGACTCTTGAACAACTTAGCGCAGCGTTGGTCAAGGCAGACGCTGCGGGTAATGCCGAAGACGCCAAAGCACTTGCCGATGCGATTCGGCAAATGCAAACACAGCCCCAACCGCGCGGTACGGTGCCCGAAGAGAAATCAACCGGTATCTATGGTACGGTGCGTCCGTATGTAGCGCCTTTGGTTGAAGCGGGCGGCGCTATTGCGGGCGGCGCGTTGGGCGCTGCCGCAGGTACTTTCGGCGCGGGGCCAATAGGCGCTGCTGCTGGTGGTGTTGCGGGCGCTGGCTTGGGCTACGGCATCGGCAAGGAAGCAATGGAGTTAGCCGATGTATATCTAGGCGGCAAAGCACCTCGCGCTGGTGCTGCTCAAATTGTTGAGCCTGTTAGAAATGTTTTAGAAGGCGCGACAATGGAAGCTGGCGGCGCTGTTGCCGGTAGAGCTTTGGGCGCAGGCGCGCAAGCCGTTGGCGGCTATTACAACAAATTGAAAGATTTGAAATCAACTGCGTATCTTGATGCCGTTGAAAACAAAGGCCGCGATATCGTTAATGCGCTGCGCGGTGAAGGCGCTGTTATTACGCCCGGCTCTGCCCCTACTGCTGGTGAAATTGCGGCACCTGCGGGTTCTGCCAAGTTTGCCGCGTTTCAAGAAAGCTCTAAAAGATATGCGCCTACTGAATATGCAGGGATGACCGCGCAAACTGGCGAAGCGCGTTTAGCTCAAGAATCTCGTGTTGCTGATCGGTTCAAGAACGTGGTTAGCCGAATCAGCGACAAGATCAATCGTGGGCTGACTGACGTAAGCCCCCGTGAGACAGGTGAAGCGTTGCTGGCTGCGGCCAAAGGCGAACAACAGACAGTCAAAAAAGGTCTTATTGAGCCTGCATACACTCGCGCGTTCAAAGAAGCGGGCGATGCAAAGATTGATGCTGGCGGCGTAGTCAATACTGCGGAAAACATTCTTGAGCGCAAGCTGACTGACTTTGCGCCAGAAACCGCGCCGAATACAGTGCGAAAACTATTAGCGCTGAAACCTTCAAAAGCCGAAACAGCGCCGATCCTGCTGGATGCGGCAGGCAAACCCATTAAGCAGATTGCCCCGCCGCGCCCGGAAGCCACGTTGCAGCAACTGGATGATATTCGTAAGGCAATCAACGCCGACATCGCAGCAGCTAAAACGTCGGCTATGCCTTCGTCAGATATGACATTGCGTAACTTGTATAAGTTACATGACGCAATTGATGAAGCGGTTGCAGGTAGCAAGACTTTGCCGACAACGGCTAAAGAAGCTTACGGCGAAGCCCTTAGTCTGTACCGCGACGTTTATGCGCCGCGCTTCAAGACGGGCGTTAATGCTCAATTGTTCAAACAGACTTCGCTGAACGAACCACGAATTGAGCCGGATAAGGTCATTAAGACTTTCTTCAAGCCGCAAGGCGAACGCGAAGCCACGCAGTTTGTGGATATGTTCGGCAAGAATCCTGATGCTATGAAGGTGGCTAGATCAGGAATTGAAGATTTGTATCGGCAAAAGGTTGTGGATGCTACAACAGGTACGGTCAATCCTACAAAGCACGCGCAGTTCATGAAGGAATATGGCCGACCTTTGGGTATTCTTGATGACGCCGGCATGAACGTTACGACGCGTTTGGACGTAGTAGGCAAAGATGCGCAGCGCTTGGTGCGCATAGAACAAATGGCAAAAGAATCAGGCAATAAGTTAGCGCCCCCACTGCCTGCTGGGTCAAATGCTATGGCAGTTGAAAAACGTATCGGCGAGCTAACTAAGAATCTTACACCTCAACAATTATCCGCAGTGGATGCAGTCAAAAAAGATCTGTTGCGAGAAGCCGAATATGAGCGTCTTGTTAAAGCTGGCGGCGGCACAATTGGCGCAGGTAATATTGCCACTGAAACAGGTAAAAAAATGGGGCTGCCTGCGCCCGCACTACTATCCGTTCCTTTAACTGTTTTTAATAACATAGTTAAGCGACTTATGCTTAAAATGGATGATAAACTAGCTATGGAAATAGCTCGTGAATTAACTAATCCTGCATTAGCAGCAAAGTCAATTGAACAAGCAATGGCAAAAGAAATGATTCGTCGCAATGCAATGCAAGGGCAGATTTTGCCTTCGCTTGGCCGTGCGGCAACAACAGGTGGCTTCATTCAATCTCAACAACCATGACCGATCAAGCCTTCATCGCGTTAATGCTGTCCCTAGTGGGTACATTCTTTGGCCTTTTAGTCGCAGTGTTAGGCTGGATGGGTAATAAGATATACCTTAAGTTGGAAGAGGTTAATCTAAATCTTGGCAAACTTGATCGAGATTTGACAACTAAGGTGCATGAGATTGATAAGCGCGTCACTAGGTTAGAGTCGATTCCTACCCTTGTAGCGAGGTCTAAGTGAGTCGCAAAATTGAAGACTTAAACCCCGCAGTGCAATGGCGGGCGCACGCACTACTCAAAGCGGCAAAAGATGCCGGTATTGATCTCATCGTCACTAGTACCTATCGCACCAGCGAGGAACAGGCCGCGCTATACGCTCAAGGTCGAACTAAGCCGGGCGTTATCGTGACTAATGCTAGACCGGGCGATTCATACCACAATTGGCAGTGCGCGTTTGATGTTGTGCCCCTGCGTAACGGCAAGCCTGTTTGGGGCACTAGCGGAGAAGATGGCGCATTGTGGCGCAAGATTGGCGAGCTTGGCGAATCTGTTGGGCTGGAATGGGCAGGGCGTTGGACGGGGAAGCTGCGCGAAATGGCGCACTTTCAATACACTGGCGGGTTAACTATTGCAGATTTCAGAGCAGGAAGGACGATCGTATGAAGGGCTACCGCACTATGATTCTCAACGGCGCTATGGTTGCGCTGCCGGTTATTGATTACCTGAGCAGCAACGGCGCAGTTGTCGGCGCTCTTTTGGGGCCTGCCGGTGCAACTGCGCTATCCCTGCTTGGTCTTGCCAATCTTTTGCTGCGTTGGGTTACAACGACACCTGTTTTTCGAGGCGAATAGCAATTAGTTGAGCGTACTTGTCCGGGCCGCGCGTCTGTCACGCATGCGCTTGTTGTTGGCCTCTCGGCAAAGATTGCACCGGCACTTGTGAAATTCGTAACCTTGACGGGTTCCGTGTTTCCACTCAACTAGCGTGCCTGACTGCAACGCACGCTCCGCCGGCATGCGGCGGATGCGTTTATGCAGCGTATCCACGCGCAGCCCAAGTTCGTCCGCCCACTGTGCCAACGTCTGAGTTTTTCCGTTGTGCGTAATCCGATGGTTTCTGCGTTGGTTGTTGAGTTGCTCTTTAAGGGTAGCCCACCGGCAGTTTTCTGGTGAATAACCCAGATCGTTGTTGATCCTGTCTAGAGACTTTCCAACTGGTGCATCCCCCATGTCAGCGACGAATTGGTCAAAGTTGTCGCGCCACTGCTGACAAACCTCAATGCCTCTGCCACCGTAGTGCTTGAACGAATGGCTCTTGACGTTGTAGCAACGGTTGCGCATGGATCGCCATGCGTAATAGGTGCGACTGCCACTGGGGTTACTCCACTTCCCTTTGAACGCCATTGTTGGTCTCCATTACGTTCTTGATTAGCGTAGAGTATCCAACTATATCAACAATGTTGTCAAGATATGACGGGTCGCCGTTTAGCATCCTAGCCACTTTGTGCTGCACCATCTCCAGCCCTTCCTTTTGTACGTCGGTCAACTTTGACCAGTTGGGGGAAGACTGCATTGCACGTTTCAGCGCTTGGCTAATAGCCGCGTGCGTCTCGAAACTGCCGTATCGTTTCCCGCGTTCTTCAAGAATTTTCATTTTTCGGCCTTTTTGGTAGCGGTGCCCACATAATCCAAAATGTGTCGCGTCCATTATACGCACCATACACAGCGCACCCGAGCGCGCTAAGTAGCTGCACCTTGCGCCCAGTCGGGCAGGTTTCTATTGGCTGCCAGTAGTAGTCGTGATCGACTACGGCAATACCATCTGATGAATTCTTAAGTCGCATCAATATACCTCGTTTCTTCGCTGCGCAATCCGCGCGTTCAATTCGGCTTGTTCTATGTGCGTCATTCTGCCGGCCAAGAACGATAGCGTCATGCCAGCCAGCAGCAACGCAGCAGGCACTACTAAACCGACCGGCCCCAAGACCAGCAGAGCAAACGACGGTATGAGAGATGCAAAACAGATATTAGACATCGCGTGGCAGGCCAGCTTAAATTTTGATCTACGCGCCGGCTCATCCATCTGAACCGGGGTTCTGATTGGGTCGGGCGCATACTGGTTAAATCTGCTGATCCGCGACCCACAAGACGATAGCGATCGTTGCAGCGATTGCGCGGATGCGCTCGGGCTTAACGAATACGTTGTCATAATGTCGGATGGGTGTTCGTCCGACATACATGGGTCGCATATCGGAGCACGCCGGTTTGTTGGTATGTCAATTGGCTGCGAT